GCCGGGCCATTCCCGACCGTGAGACCATACTACCGCGGGTAGAAAAGAATGCAACCCCCAATAGAAACTTTTTTTAAGGGGTTACACCTTACCGGGGTATGTACCGCACCCCCATCCTCGCGCCTTATGAAGACAGTTGCCATTTTCCGACCCGGCAAGCACGTCTCCGCGGCGGGGGATGCGTTGGAGTTCACCGAGAAGCACCTCGCGGACACCATCGCCGCCTACGACCCGTCCGTGCATGAGGCGCCAATCGTCGTGGGCCACCCCAAGGACAACGGCCCCGCCTACGGGTGGGTGCGTTCCCTGGCATTCGCCGAGGGCGAGCTCGTCGCGGACGTCGACCAGGTCGACCCCGCCTTCGCCGAAATGGTCCAGGCGGGGCGCTTCAAGAAGCGGAGCGCGAGCTTCTACAGCCCGAGCAGCCCCTCCAACCCGAAGCCGGGGGTCTTCTATCTGCGGCATGTCGGCTTCCTCGGCGCCCAGCCCCCGGCAGTGAAGGGCCTCAAGGAGGTCGCCTTCGCCGACGCCGACGAGGGCGTGGTCGAATTCGCCGACGACGCCGTGGTCCTGTCCCTGATGGCCCGCATGGTCCGGGGACTGCGCGACACCCTCCTCGCCAAGTGGGGCCAGGAGGAGACCGAGAAAGCCCTCCCGGGCTACCTGGTCGAGGACCTCGAGGCCGAGGCCCGCCGCGCCCGCGAAACCCCACCCGAATCTACGGCGGTCCCGGCTCCCGCCTTCCATGAGCCAAAGCATGAGGAAAGCACCGTGACCCTGACCCCGGAACAGATCGCCGAATTGCAGGCCAAGGCCGCGGAGGCCGACGCCCTCAAGGCCCAGGTGGCCGAGTTCGCCGAGCGCGAGGCGAAGGCCAAGCACGCGGCTCGCGTCTCCGAGCACAAGGCCGAGCTCGGCGCCCTCGTCACGGCGGGCAAGGTTCTGCCGCGCCACGTCGACAGCCTCGCCGAGTTCATGGCCAAGCTGGACGACTCCACCGAGGTCGCGGAATTCGGTGAGGCCGACAAGCCGCGCACCGCCCTCTCCACCCTGCGCGCCTTCCTCGGCGACCTGCCCAAGGCGGTCGAGTTCGGCGAGCGCGGCGCTGGCAGCCCCAACGACGACACGCCCTCCGACTCCAAGGACATCGCCGCGAAGGCCCGCGCCTACCGCGACGAGCAGGTCGCGAAGGGCAACCACATCAGCTTCACCGAGGCTGTCAACGCGATCGCCAAGCAGGCGTAACGCCCACCCTCATCACAAGGAACCCTCACCATGCGCAACCATGAATTCAACAAGGGCTTCGTCGCTGGCGGCGCCATCGCGGCCAAGCGCGTCGTCAAGTTCGGCTCGGCCGACACGACTGTCGTGCAGTCGGCGGCTGCCACCGACGCGCACATCGGCATCGCCGACCTCGCGGCGTCGGCCGACCAGCATGTCACCGTCATCATGGGCGGCATCGCCATCGTGGAGTACGGCGGCAACGTCACCCGCGGCGCACTGCTGACCGCCGACGCCGACGGCAAGGCCGTCGCCGCTGCCCCGGGCGCTGGCGCCAACAACCGCATCATCGGCATCGCCATGGTGAGCGGCGTGTCGGGCGATCTCGGCTCCGTTCTGTTGCAGCCGGGCTCGGTCCAGGGCTGATTCGTAACTCCACCCCATTCCTGACTTGAGGTAACACCACCATGTCGCAGCCGCGCCCGTTTCCGATTGATACCCGCCTGACGGGTATCTCGCTTGCCTACGTCAACCGCGCCCTCATCGCCGACGCCGTCCTGCCGCGTGTCGCCGTGGGCAACCAGAGCTTCAAGTGGCTCAACTGGAACAAGGCCGAGCGGTTCACCGTGCCCAACACCCTGGTCGGCCGCAAGGGTCGCCCGAATGAGGTGGAGTTCGGCGCCACCGAGACCGCGGGCCTCACCAAGGACTACGGCCTCGACGACGTCGTGCCCAACGACGACATCGCCTCCGCGCCGCAGGGTTGGGACCCGCTGGGTCAGGCCGTCGAGGGCCTCACCGACCTCATCGCGCTCGACCGTGAGGTGCGCGTGGCCAATCTGGTGTTCGACGCGAACCAGTACCCGACTGGCAACAAGGTCACCCTCGCGGCCAACGACCAGTGGGACGACTACACCAACTCCAACCCGGTCACGCAGGTCCTCGATTACCTGTCGACGCCGCTGATGCGCCCGAACATCGCCGTTATGAGCCAGAAGGTGTGGAACGCCCTGCGCGCCCACCCGAAGGTGGTGTCGGCCATCCTGGGCAACTCGGGCGTCTCGGGCATCGTGTCGCGTCAGGCCGTCGCCCAGCTTTTCGAGCTCGAGGAAATCCTCGTGGGTGAGGCCTTCGTCAACACCGCGAAGCCCGGCCAGACGGCGACCTATGCCCGTTGCTGGTCCGACAAGTGCGCCTTCCTGCTGCGCAACCGCCTCGCCAACACGCGCTCCAGCCAGATGACCTTCGGCTACACGGCGCAGTGGCAGGGCCGCGTGGCGGGCCAGATGTCCGAGCCGGAAACCGGCCTGCGCGGCAGCGTCCGCGTGCGCGTCGGCGAGTCGGTCAACGAGATCATCTGCGCCGCCGACACGGGCTACCTGGTCTCGGGCGTCATCTAAACGGTTCTCACCGTGGTTGGCCCCGGGGCTTGATTGCCTCGGGGCCTTTTTTCAGCAGGGAAACCCATGCCGAAGTACACCGTGACCAGCCCCCTCATGCTCGCGGGCCGCATCCGTCCGGAAGGCGAGACCGTCGAGTTGCCGGAAGCCGACGGCAAGCGCCTCATCGAATTGGGCGCCGTGGCTCCGGTCGCCAAGAAGGTCAAGGCCGAAGAACCAAAGCCCGAGGCCGCGGAGTAACCCGTGGCCTACCTCGCGGAGGCGGGCTTCGTCGCCCGGTTCGGGAACGCCGAGCTAGAACAGGTCCTCATCACCGCCGACGGCCGCACCTTCGCAGCCGCCGCCGACGATGCCTCCTCGATCATCGATTCCTACCTCGCCGCCATTCCGGGGCGAGCCTTCACGCTGCCACTCACGGGCACGCCCCCTGGCCGCGTGGTCGAGCTCGCCGCCGACCTCACCCGCTACAAGCTGTGGGGACAGGCCGCCCCGGACATCGTCAAGGCCCGCTACGAGGCGGCAATCGCCTTCCTCGAAAAAGTAGCGGCGGGCGAGCTCAGCATCGTCGGACTTGAGACCGAGCCCGAGGCGGGCGTCGTGGGTGCGCTTTCCTACTCCGCCAAGGGCCGCGTCTTCACCGACGACAACCTGGCGGGCTACTGATGACCAAGCTGGCCATCGACGTCCAGACAGCGGCGGTACAGGCGGCGCTCCAGCAGTACGCCCGCCCTACCCTCGTCAGGGCGGCGCTGGCGGCCCTCGGGCGCGTCATCGTCAACCGCATCCGTCTGGGCTTCCGGTCATCCATCGACCCCTACGGCAAGCCGTGGGCGGCTCCGGTGCTGCGCCAGGGACAGCCCCTCATCGACACCGGGCGGCTGCGCTCGAGCATCACCTCCCAGGTGCAGGGGCAGGAGGTGGTGGTGGGCACCAACCTCATCTACGCCCCCATCCACCAATTCGGCGGGCTCATCCTGCCGAAAAAGGGCAAGTTCCTGGTCTTCCCCCGTGGCGGCTCGGCGGCGGGCGAAAAGCCCAACGGCAAGGTCTTCGCCCGCAAGGTCTACATTCCCCAGCGGCGCTTCATGCCACTCAACGACGTCGGCCAGGTCGAGCTCCCCGCGTCGTGGGCAGTCACCGGCCTCGACGCCATGGCCAAGGCGCTCAAGCTGTGACTGTCCACGCCATCGAAGACGCCATCGTCGAGCGCCTCAAGGCCCGGCTCATCACCGAGCCGCAAGCCCCGATCGTGCGCAACGTCTACCACGCGGCAGAAGTGGCGCAGATGGAGGAGAGGTTACAGCTATCCCCTTCCGTCACCGTCATCTACAACGGCTACCGCACCGGAGAGCAGATTGCGCAGGGCGGCATCCAGCAAGTGACCTTCACCTACCTGGTGGTGGTCATGGTCCGCAACGCCAAGGCGGCAGGAACGTCGCAGGGCGTACGCGAAGACGCCGCGCCCATCCTGGACGCCTGCATGGAGGCCCTGTTGGGCTTCCGTCCGGTGCAAGGTTGCACCCCCTTGCGCCTCCAGGACGCGCCGGGTGCAGGGTTCTCAGACGCGGGTGCTGGCTACTACCCGTTGGCCTTCGACATCAGCCGCACCTACCGCGGCATAGCATGAGGAAATGACCATGGCAGACTACAGCTACCTCGGCAGCGGCAAGGTGTACATGAAGCAGTACGGCACCGCCGAGGGCTTCAAGTTCATCGGCAACGTCTCCGCTCTCAGCCTCGCCGTCAACGAGGAGGTCAAGGAGCTCAAGGACTACACCCAGACGGGTGGCGGCACGTACAACGAGGTGCGGCGCATCAATAGCGTCGAGATGACCCTCACGGGCCACGACTTCAGCCCGGACAACCTCGCCCGCGCCCTGTACGGCTCCACCACGGCCACGGCCACCGGCACGGTCACCAACGAGGCAGCGACGTCCTACAAGGACGCGCTCGTCCCGCTGGCGCACCTCCCCAGTGCCATCACCGCCGTCACCGGCACGGGCGGCACGCCGGTCTACACCGCCGGCACCGACTACGAGCTCACGGAAGCGGGCCTGTACATTCCGGCCGCCTCGACCATCAATAACGGCACGGCCATCGAGGTCGACTACACCCGCGCCGACTACGACATGGTCCAGGCGCTTGTCTCGTCGGGCAAGGAGTACCAGTTGGTCTTCGAGGGACTCAATGAGGCGCGCTCGGGCAAGGCCACCGTGGTCACCATCCACCGCGCCCGCGTGGGTGCTGCGCGTAACCTCGGCCTCATCGGCGAGGACTTCGGCGCCCTCGAGGTCACCGGCAAGCTGCTCAAGGACACCGGCATCACCACGGCGGGCCTGTCGCAGTACTTCAAGGTGGCGATTGCTAAGTGAGTGACCTCGACACCATCGACCCGGGCTTCGTAGAAGTCGCCCTGACAGGCCGGGCTGCCGTGCAAATTCGACCCATCACCGTGGGCCAGTTGCCGCGCTTCCTGCGAGTCGTGAAGCCTCTAGTCGGGGCCGTGGCCGGGGGTGGTTCCCCCTTGTCAACCTCTGGCCACGGTCCTGACACCCTGGAGGTCAACCTCCTCGACCTGTACGTCGAGCACGGCGAGCGCCTCAACGAGGCGGTCTCCGTCGCCACCGGCTTGCCGCAGGACGAAATCGACGCCCTCCCTGTCGATGACGCCCTGCGCCTGGCGATGGCCGTCTGGGAGGTGAATCGCGATTTTTTCGGCCAGAGGGTGGCGCCGCTCCTCGCGCAGATGATGCGGCAGGGGATTGGGAGTGGGCCGACGCCATAGCCCTCCTCGTTAGGGAGGGTTTTGCGTTGGAGACGGTCCTCGGCTTCACCCTCGGGCAACTGCGGGCCTACTCGCTCGCCGTGGTCAGGGCGAAGAAGCGCGAGCACCGCGACCTCCTCGTGCTCCTGCGCGGCTCACAGTACGAGCGGCGCGACTTCGAGAAGCTCATCGAGGCGCTGGAGTAGCCGATGGCCGACCCGAAACTCACCATACGAATTGGCGCCGAGCTCTCCGAGATTCGGCGCGCCCTCTCGCAGGTTTCCGGCGACATCCAGAATCTGCGCACGCAGGCCCAGCGGCCCACGTCATTCGGTGGACTGGAGGACGGCGCCCGCCGCGCCGTCGCCGCCGTGCAAGCCCTGGCCGCGTCTTTCGTCGGCATCGCGGGCTTCCAGTCGTTCGTCCGACTTGCCGACCAAGCCGCCACGCTCAACGCACGGCTCCGGCTGGCGACCTCCTCCCAGGAGGAATTCAACGCCGCCTACGAGGGCACCTTCGACATCGCCCAGCGGACACGCACGTCGCTGCAAGCCACCATCGACCTGTACGCCCGCCTTGAGCGCTCGACCCGGCAGTTGGGCATCAATCAGGGCCAGTTGCTCGCCCTCACCGAGACCATCAACCAGGCGGCGCAATTGTCTGGCGGCGGGGCCAGCGCCGAGGCCGCCCTGTTCCAGTTCTCGCAGGGCCTCGCGGCGGGAACGCTGCGCGGCGAGGAGCTCAACTCCGTCCTCGAACAGGCCCCGCGCCTGGCGCAAGCGCTGGCCGATGGACTCAACATCCCCATCGGCAAGCTCAAGGAGTTCGCCCAGCAGGGGAAGATAACCTCCGAGCAGATCGTCACCGCCCTCGCCAGCCAGCGCGAGGCGCTCCAGCGCGAATTCTCCCAGCTGCCCCTCACCATTTCGGGGTCGTTCACGCAGCTGCAGAACGCCATCGCTCGCTTCGTCGGTGAGGCCGATGCGTCGAGCGGGGCATCGCGTCAGATCGCCGAGACTATCTCGCTCCTCGCCAACAACCTCGACAGGCTGGCCGCCGTCCTCATCACGGGCGCCAAGATCGTCGCGGCGTACTTCCTCCTTTTCCGCGCCGGGCCCGCCATCATGGCAGCGGCCACCGCCGCCTCGGACGCCTTCGCCGCCGCCCAAGCCCGCGTAGCCGCCGCCACCACCGCCGCCCAGACCGCCATGGCCCGCTTCGCGCTCGCCCTGCGCATCGCGGCAGGCATCCTGTTCGCCGCCTTCACCGGCTGGCAGATCGGCACGCTACTCCGCGAGCAATTCGTGGAGGTCGAGCTATTCGGCATCGCCATGGTCAACGGCCTCCTCAAGGCGTGGGAGAGGCTCAAGCAAGGCACGGCCATCGCGTGGGAAGGCATCAAGGCCCTCGCCATCGGCGCCATCAATGTCATCCGCGAGGGCATTGCCGGGTTCGTCGAAGGGGCTGCAACCCTCCCCGACATCTTCGGGGGCGCACAAGCCGCCGCCCGCCTGCGCGCCCTGGCCGACTCCATCCGGCCCGCCACCAGCGCCGCCGACGAGTTCACCGCCGCCGTCGAGGGCATCAATGCCGAGACCGAGCGCAACATCGCGCTCATCGAGGCCCAGACCTCCGAGATGGCCGACTACGCCATCGAGCAGCGCAGGGCCAAGGAACAGGCGAAGACCGACCCCGGCCCCCTCTCGCTCGCTGGCAACGGCGGCGCGGCGCAGGCTGCCGCCAACCAGGGCGAGCTAGTCCGTGACGCCATCGAACGCGCCATCCGTGAGCTCGACCGCCTCTACCAGGAAGCGGAAGTCTCGGCCCGCGACTACTTCGCCAAGAAAGCCGACCTCGAATTGGCCGCCATCGACTCGGCCATCGCCTCGGCGCAAGCGGAATTGGCCGCAGCCGACAACGCGAGCCAGCAGTCGGAAATCCTCACCAAGATCATCAAGCTCCAGCGCGACCGCGAGGAGGTGGCCACCCGCGCCGCCCTCGGTCAGGCCAACGCCGAGCGCGAGCTTGCCGACGCCCTCGACCAGGTGCGCACCCGCCTCGCCACCGCCGAGGGCCGCGGGGCCGAAGTCCGCGCCGCCGAGCTCGAGCGCGAATTCCAGACCCTCCGCGAGCGGCTCACCGCCGAAGGCGACCAAGCGGGCCTCGACCTGGTCAACCGGCTCGTCAACGTCGAGGTCGCACGCTCCCGGCTGGGCGACATCGAAGGCGTCATCCGCGAGACCACCCAGCGCCTCGCCGCCGACGAGCAATCCGCCGAGGCACGCATCGCCACGGGCGAATTGAGCCCCGGCGCCGCCCAGCAGGACTTGGTCGCCTCCCGACAGGCCGCCATCGACAGCCTCCAGACCATCCGTAACGAGCTGGCCCTCCTCGCCCAGCAGGAAGTCCCCGGCGCAGCCGAGGCGCTGGCCGAGCTCGACCGCACCATCGGCGGCATCCAGGAGCAGAACCTCACCGGGTTCCAGCGCGGGCTCCAGAACATGCGCAAGGAGTTGGCGAACCTCGAGGCCAACTTCGCGGGCAACGCCATCCAGTCCCTGGAACAGGGCCTCGGCAACGCCCTCACCGACCTCGCCACCGGCGCCAAGTCGGCGGGCGACGCCTTCCGCGACATGGCCCGAGCCTTCGTCGCCAGCATCGCGCAGATGGCCGCCGAAGCCCTCGCCAAGAAGGCCATCCTGTCCCTGTTCGGCGGCGGCGGGGTACTGGCGGGCGTCCTCCACTCTGGCGGCATGGCCGGAATTGGCGGCACCCGGCGCATGGTCCCGGCGTTCGCCTTCGCGGGCGCGCCGCGCTACCACTCGGGCGGCATGGTCGGCCTCAAGCCGGGGGAGGTTCCCGCCATCCTCCAGACTGGCGAGGAGGTCCTCTCGCGCAACGACCCGCGAAACGCCAGGAACGGCGCAACGGCACCCG